GTATTGGTTGGGAATCCATTTAGAACTTTGCGGATTTCCATAGTGATACCCTGTCCAGTATCAGTGGCTGAATTTGTAACATTAGCACTTTGGCCTGGCCTGTCTCTGAAGAATACTCTTATCTTTTTAACAAATGCTCCGTTTGGTGCATCACCTATACCAAATGTCTGAGCAATTGGGTCACCTCTAAATCTCGGTGGGTGATTAACAAACGATGGGTTGGTGATATCGAGACTTGCATCCAAATCTGTATTGACAGTCATCGTGCCTGGCTGAATGTCTATATCTGTAACAACCTCACCTTTCTTCTCTACTTTAGTTTCGCCTTTAGTAGTTCCAAGTACCATAGTATGTTGTTCGTAAATAAGGTCTATTTTTTGTTTGAATACTTGCATGGCAAATGCAGAGTAAATATTTTCTGCTTGAGTTGTTACGAAATTAAATCTATCTGTTGGGTCATCTGTTACTCGCATCCTTCTCGTACCAACAGCAAAAGTAGGTAGTCCAGCAGATTCAGATGAACCGTCATTACCTCTTGGTAACCAGTAAACAAAAGCAGCATCACCGTTTTGGTCTGTAACAATAGGTGACCCCATGTCAGCAGGAGCAGCAGCACTAAACAAATAGTTTTTCGTTGGGTCTTCAACACCACCCAAAGGAGCAGCATTTAACCTAGACCTCAAGAATATGTGACCTGTCCTCGAACCAGATGCTTTCCATTCTGGAATCAGAGCATCGAATCCGCCTGGGTCACAAGGACAACATCTTTCATCCTGTCTTACATCGTCAAAGTAAAAATATATCCTTGTATTAGGTTTCATTCTACTTACCCTAACACCAATTCTGTTTCCTCTCATGTTTGGTAGTAGAGAAACATCCCTAACAAAGTTGCCCATACCATGTCTTTCACTGGTAGAAGGCCCCGCTTCTGCGGTTTGAATTATTGAGGTTGTGGATTGTACAATATCCTGTACTTCCATAGTAGTTGTAGCTTCAGCACTTCCAGATACAGTTCCACTGATATTGCCACTAACACTGCCGGGCCCAGTTTGTTCAAACCATCCGTTTCTTGCACCACCATTTAGTGTGGTAATACTCTGTGATACATCACCAGCAATCGTACCAGAAGCATCTCCACCTACATCAAATGTAATCGATTCGTTTTCTACAGTACGCGAGCCTGGTGTTACAGTTTTATTTTCTTGGTTGAATTGTCCCATTTCTACTTGGGTTTCAAATCCAACAACATTCTTACTTGCGTTAACTTGGTTAATTTGAGCAGCAACAGCACCAGCGTTTGAAAGTGTTATTGTTTGTTTCTGTTGTTGCGTTTTAAAAGTAGCACCGTTATCTGAACGAGGATATAAATCCATATCCCCATCATAGTTAAACTGCAACTCACCGACACAGTTTCTTACTTTAGTTGCAAATCTATTTTCAACTCCAGCCTCTAGGATATAAGGTCGAGTGATTGAACTACCCTGTCTTACCCACCCAGAACTGTTGTGATTTGGATTAAGTTTCAAGTCTACTTGATAGTCATCAAAGTTAGGCCCTAACCTTTTTCTTGATGAATCGTATGAAGCAGCATAACTTGGGTCTGTCAAGTCACTTAACAAATCTCCATCAAATGCGTTTACATAGATTCCGTTTTTAAATCTGTCATTTCCGTTAGAGTCTAAAATAACTTGGTCTTTCGCCTGCATTTCCATCAAACTTAAAGCGAGGTAGTATTCTAGGCGGTCAATTCTTTTCTCAATAGCACCGATGTCTTGCATGGTGTATCGTCTATGTTGTCCTGCCAATCTATGAAATACAGCATTTAGTTCTGCACCATATCGTTCTGCAAGGCCTGGCGACAATGATGGGAAAGGGGGTACTTGTATTTCAGCAATTTGCATCGCGTCTTCCATAGCAGGAGCTCTAGCAGGAATTGCAGAAATACCTTCAACAATTTTCATGTCACCAGATTTACTGATAACAAGTTTATCTATTCTTGGTAGATAGTATTCCACATCTGTGGTAAAACTACTATTTGGAGTTGGGAACTGAATACCATTAGCAGGCAAATCAAAATCTTCAGTTGGATATGGATTTTCAGTAGCAGCGGCCAAGGTTGTAGCAGACACAGCGGTCTGTTTAACTCTCGGTCTAAAATCAATTGCATCGCGTAGATTAAATACTCCTAATTTCTTAGAAACAAATTTTGGAATCTCAAATGTGTAGATACCAGTAGCACCAGTATCGTCTACTGGATATGAATCTTTTGCAAAGTATGTACCATTTGAACCACCATAGTTAGCGGTAAAGTGACTTAGTTTAACTGTAATAAGTCTATTTTGTGTTACAAGAGAACTTTGTTGTTTTTTAACAATCTTTCCGTGTCCGTAAAAGTTTTCGTTTTGTCCATTGTCAAGAATAAATTCTTTTTTGTAGTCTATTGGTTTATCTGAATCATCAAGATAATTATTTAAATCTGCTGAAACATAAACGGCTTCAATCTCTTTAACATCAACGAGACCAAGCGGCCATGGCCCAGTTGCACCACCGACATTATCTCTGGTATCTATTTTAACATACCTACCAACATTTAGTGACTTTGGTACTGGAACAGCATCTACTACTTTTACTTCTACTTGCAAGTATGCATCAAAAGCACCACTAGGTGTTCCTAAATCAAACTCCATAGTTTGTCCATTACTAACACCACCAGAAGCAATACCATTGTTATTGAGAGAGGCAAGGTCTATAACTCTACCTTCAGAACTGCCTGAAATAGCACCACCACCGAAATTTGTAACACCAGATGTTTTACAAACCATGTAAATTTTATTATTAGCAATAGCATCTGTGAACGCGGAATCGGTATATGGGAATATAACCTCTGAACCTAAAGCGGAAGTACTAATACTAAATGTACCAGCAGCAGAAACAGTTACATTAAACTCTTCTGTGTAATAGTATTGAGTATCATATGAACCACCACCAGCAGCTGCAAGAGTCTTGGTTGATTGCCAAGGTGCTTGGTAAACCATTTTATTATATTCTGTTCCATGTAGTAAAGCGTGGTCTTTAGTTCCATCACCACTCGTATCTTCTAATATAATATCTGCAAAACCACTATCAGTGGAATTTGGGAATTGAATTGTTCTTGCATCTTTTAGGTCACCGTCTTTTATTCTTACATCATATACAAATAACCTATACTGAGCTGCCCCAGTTCCTACAGTTCCAGATGCTCTTTTAAGAGCGCGAACTCTACATGTACCAATAGTTGTTCCCAAAGAAGCATGTCCACCAAATGTTCCATCCGTTACTGCGGCTGCACCTGTTTGTGAACCTATACTTCCATAATATCCAATGTTACATATAGCACCATTTTCTATATCAAATGTACCACACAATTCTTTAACATTGAAGTAGTTACCATATCCAAGGGTAACATCTCTTGCTTCTTTTGTTTCAGATGATGTTCCTTTTCTTACTTTAACTGGAGTGTTTTTATAAAATTCTCTTCGGAAACCATCAGCGTATGCAACGCCTGGCGAAACGATTGCCATGAGGAAGTTTGCATCGCCTGGGTCTGTAGCGTCTGTACTGAAGTTATATCCTTCGTTATCTATCCTGTAAGATGACCCTCTATATCCAAACTTTACAGTACCACTAAGAACATCACCACTAGTGTGAGTTGGAGGAGAACCAAAGACAGAAGTTCCAGCGATAGTAACTTCATAAAGTTTCCCTAAATGATTTACAAACTGACCTAAACTATAATTTGTATTTGTTGATGTGTTAAAAGAAACACCTTTTACTGTTTTAAGATGTTCTACAATTTTAATAGTAAACGGTTCAACAACATAGTCTCCGTCACTTTCTTTCTTTTCTATAGCAAGTGCTTTACCTAGTTCTGCTAATTCTTGTAAATCTGAATTGTATTTTTTCTCAATCTTACCCTTTTTGATTTTATAAAGAGTAGTGAACCCTGTAGGCATTTCAAAGTATTTGAATACCACACTACCATCTGTAGCGTTACCTGTTGTATGATTTGGGCCAGTACCAGAAGCGGAAGTTGTACCAGCAGTGATAACTTCATAGATATTATCACCATTTGATATAAACTCACCTAACTCATAACCCTTGCTATTTTCGTAATCTTTTCCATATGGAACTTTAGTGATTACGGTATCTACTTTTGTTCTGTCAGCGCCTGGCGCGTTATAGTTATATGCACCAGTAGCGGGGTCTAAAAGACTAGTATCATCATCTGAATCCACAATGGTTTCTTTTACTGTTACACCAACAAAATAATTTACATTGACATTAAATGGGTCTAGTCTAAGTGTTTGGGTATCGTGTGAGATAAATTTACCTTGGGCATATATGATACCTTCTTCTATGACAAAATCAATTGCATAACCATAGAAGTTTTTTGTAAATGAATTGATGTCTGTATTATTATCTACAACAAAAGTATCTCCATTTCTGTCGGAGTTGGTACTGGTTACTGTTAAAGTTTCTCCCGCCTCAAATCTAATTGAGGATTCAATAGTACCAGATTCTAATTCATTACCTTTGGTGTAGTTAATATATAAAGTTTTCTTTTCTACTGCATCACCATCCGACCCAGTTCTGACATCTTTAATTACTGCTTTAATTCCTGTAGTAGACCCTGTAACAGTATCACCAACATAACTTGCGAGAGTGTCATTTGATACGGCAGCTGAAGATGAGTCTGTGTCGTTTATTTTAATAAAGGGAACAAGAACAGGATAACCAGCACCACCTCTTACAGTTGCACCATCTTTAAATACAAAGTCACCAAACTCCTTGAATGTATTTAACAGGTAATCCTGTAGTTGTGTTAGTTCCCTAGCTTGTACTGCAACGCCAGGCTTAAAGACTACGCGGTTAAATTTCTTAGCCGCCGAAAAGTCATTATAATATGGTGTTACATTTAAATCAATTGCCATTTTTTATTCCCTTAGAAAGTAAATATAATTTTTACTGTCTCTACTTGACCCTCTTCCCTTGTAATAGGTTTTCTATTATCAAAGTAAACAATATCTCCCGAATTAGGATCTATCTCTGGATTACTTAGACTATTTATAGGTAAAGAAGAGAGACCTTTTGTTAAATTTGTAATTGTGTCAGATACACTTATTCCAGCACTGTTTTCTTGTAAATAGACACTATCATCTGTTCCGTTTCCTGTTGTATCTCTTAATTGAGCTACTGTAAAGTTACCTCCACTTGTTGTTTCGACTATATCATCCGCACCATAATTATTTGGGTCACTTATTCCAATGATGAAGTGAGGAGAACCAGTTGCATCATCGAATAAACTACTTAACCCATATTTAGTTATGTTTTTCATCAATCCTACTTGTCTATAGTCATTTCCTGTAATTAAATCTCTTGAATCGTTATCAAAAGAAACTGTTACACCCACTCGTTTACAAAACAATTCTTTTTGTGGATGTGAACCATGTCCATCAAAAGGTGCGATTATAACTCTAAAGGCAGCATTAGTACCACCACCAGATGCTTGTGTTATCTGTATTGATGCAGTAGTATATCCAGAGCCTGGATTTGTAATTGTTACACCAGTAATGTTACCATTGGTGTTCACTATAGCAGCACAGGCTGCACCCTCTCCATCTCCAGTAATCTTTAATGTCACATCTCCAGATGTATAATCTGAACCTTGGTTTGTAACTACTATGTTATCAATAGTTCCTTTTACAGCAGTACCTTCCACATTTGTTTGGAGTGTAGGTGTGTCTGTACTTCCAAGAACAGCATCTGCTTCCGCGTTAGCTCCACCTCCACCTGTCAATACAATATCCGCAAAGGTATATCCAGAACCAGCTGAAGTAACTGTAACACCAGTTACCGATGTTCCAGTGAGTGTCGCTTGTGCTGTAGCACCTGTTCCATCACCGTTTATTGTAACCGTTGGTGGTGAAGTATATCCACTTCCACCAGCACTTACTGTAATACTATCAATTTCACCATTTATATCAAATGATGGTTGACCAGCACCAGATACTTTTCTAACTGGCATAAATCCAGTAGATAAAAACTTAGTTCTGTCTGAAGCACCTATTTGAAATAAGAACTTCCATTTGTAACTATCTGCGGTTGTAAAGATTTCGGTTCCAGTACTGTTTGGTTTTGTAGTACTTTGTCCATTGTTGTTATTATCAATACATTTGTAAACATTAAAATCATCTGTTAAGACATAATAGTTTGCAGTCTGTAATGATGTAGCACCAGAATTCGCGGTGTTTGTAGGACTATAGGCATCATCATACCTATCGTAAACTGTACCAGTAGTCCAATCAATCCTTCGAGCTAACATGGCCGTGTCAGCAGACTGCACTCGTTTTACAAAAAGTACTTTGTCTCTGAAATTCTGTACATCGACACGATTATCTACCGATGTATCAGGCGCGGTATCATCCGTCCATGTTTCAGTACGCGAGGCCGCAAGATAAAATTTATCATTGCCGTTATAGATGTCTCTATAGAAAGACCTCGCCTGATGAAACCTTGCCTGTTCTAGTAACAGAATGGCCATGCACTAACTCCTTAGTTTAACTCTTAGGAGTCAGATACAGTAACCGTCCAAGTGATCTTTAATGTGTCAGCAGCAGCTTTGTTAACTACAGAAAACACAGTTCTACACAGTAGCGTACCACCCGAACTAGCGTTTAGGATAGCTGCCTCAACAACTGCACCTGTACCAGTACCAGCGGGGAAGTCCCCAACATAAGCGACTGAGTTTGAAGTGACAGTAGTGGAAGTAAGAGCAACCCTACCAAGTTCTGTACCTAATGCAGTATTACCAGCAGCGGCAGCAGTATTATCTGAACCGATTGCCATATGTGACATTGCGGTGGCAGATGCATCTTTCATGCGAGATGCGATATAATTAAGACCGTTGTTTACAACAACATTCTTTACTTCTTGGGTCTCAAGAAGAGTACCCTCTTTGTCAAAGAGCTCAATGGTCAATCGACCCTTGGCGCTTAAGGCATTATTTTGCAACATGTTTATCTCCTCTAAAATTAGTTATTGCCTTGTTATTCCTTATTTATAAGAATTAAAATTAG